ACATCCGCATCTGGCGCTCAGTTTTATCAGTCAGACGCTGAGAAAAAAGCTAGGCTTGCCGCTAAGGGTACGCGAACTGATCTTGAAAAAGCCCTATACGATGCCACTAGCAAAAAAATGTACGCGGGTGAGATGACCCCTGAACAAGCAGGCGACACGAGGGCGAAAGTGTTTATCGACTCAGTTTTTGACGCTGTTAACAATCCACCAAAAGCGTCTGGCACTGGTCGCGCAGTTATGAAGGGCCGTGGTGGCTCATTTAAAGGAGTAAGATAATGAAAAATCCTAGTAAAAGTCAGGTTGGTCTTAAAAAACTTCCTAAAGACGTTCGCAATAAAATGGGTTATTTTG